TATCTCAGGTATAGCTGGGTTATGTGTAGATAATAGTGATAATATATTCGCATGTAAAGGTAATCAAATCATAAAAATCACTTCACTAGGTGTAGACTCAGTATTTGCAGGACAAACCACTGCTGGATATGGCGATGGTACAGGGGCATCGATTTTTTTCAATAACCTAGCGCGGATTACTGTGGATTCAGCAGGAACTTTGTATGTGACAGAAGTTTCGGGAAACCGTGTTCGTAAAATCAACTCTTCGGGTGTATCATCTACTTTGGCAGGAAGTACCGCTGCAACTGCTGGAACATCTGGAAGTACCGATGGAGTCGGAACGCTCGCACGGTTTAGTAGTCCAATAGGAATCGGATTGGATTCGGCGGGAAATGTGTATGTGGGGGATGGTAATCATCTTGTCCGTAAAATCACTCCAAGTGGAAATGTGTCAACACTCGCAGGCAGAGTGGGGGTTAACGGTACTTCAAATGGTACCGGAACCGAAGCAACTTTCTCATTCTTACTTGAAAGTGCAGAAGTAGACAGAGACGATAATGTGTATATCGCAGATAGGTTTCACTCCCTAGTGCGGAAGATAGATAAGTATGGTGTAGTTTCAACCTTCACTTCAGGTAATGGACTTACTAGTCGACTTGCTATACAGCGTAACACATCCGACACTTTATATGTATCTGATGAACTTGCACATATTATCAGAAAGATTACAACTACCCGAGATTCAACCTATGCGGGCACGTTACTTACAGGTACACTTGATACAGACTTTAATACGCAATTAACTACATCGTATGTGACTATTCCAGCATTTGTAAACAATGCTAAAGTTATGAGTTTTTCTCTACCCTCAACGTCTCCGTCTTCTATTCTGGGTCAATGGATTCTAGGTCTCTATGCATCCGTAGTACTTCCCGCAAGTCCTGCAAGTTTTTACTTTCAAATTATGGATGGTAGCACCAGTGTGGCTATAGGTAGTACGAGTCCAACATCTATCAATCTATCAACACCCTTGCAGGTGTATACGTCTTCACTACTTGTTCCAGCTCGCGCATATGGCGCTTTAACTCTCAACCTATATGTGACTACACAGGCTTCGAGTGCTCTTACTATTGGATTCAATGGATTGAATTTATCCTATCTGAGCACAAGTATTCAACTCGGAGCTACAACGGTCACTAGTTTGAATGCTGGGTCTGCAACAGTCACTAGTTTGGCTGCAACTAATTTTGAGTATATTGTCCCAAGCGGAAGACTTAATAGTCTTTCACTACAAACACTTGGATATTCAGTCGGCAGTACTCCATCTTCTGGAATTCTTGATACATTTGTTCCACTTTTTTATTCAGTCAGTAGTGTTACTACTCCTATTAATTTTAGACAATTTGTCCTTTATGGCAACCAGTCAGGAGGTGGAGGGTATGTAGTAGCTCCCAAGTGCCGGCTTCAGCTATTTAATCTTAGTGCTAGTAACATACTCGACATTACAAATGATACTACTATATGGAAACACTTCTTCGAGACCAACCACTTAGTCACTACCAACGATAGATACTATCTATTATATCCTGTCTAAGTATAATGGCATTTGTACCCGCAATTCTAATTCAATTGGGAGTGACTTCCCCCATCGTGTCTAAAAGTTTGAATGATAATCCTCAATCGATGATTGAACTCAATGAGCAGTTTGGGTTCGAACAACCCTCTACTCCCTTCACATGGGAAGACTATTGTGCAAAACGAGATGAAGTCCAATTCTCTTATGCACTAGCACAAGTTCGTATACGACGAAACAAAGAGTTAACAGAGACCGATTGGATTGAGATGCCGTACAATCGCGAAAGTCTTGCGAATCTAGATGAATGGCTCACCTATCGACAGGCATTACGAGATATCACTACGAATTTGACTATAAATGATATCGCGTGGACATTTTATCCAGGGTCTATGCCTGGACTACAAGTTGCCCGTTTGGATGCATTGACACGCCCATCGGTCGTCCGCAAGTAAAAAAGTGGGAGATTTTTTAAAGCTTCATCTCCGTAAAAGCTGCACCTAAGTTGTTTTTAAAGCTTCATATGTGTGAAGGTTGACATACCGACATATCCGACTGCCAAGTAATTCGTCCATTCCTGTGTGGCTTCGTCATACACTCCTTCACCCTCGTAGACTCGGTTGGTCTCGGGGTTGACGTAGTAGTCTTTGCCGTTGAACTCTACGATTTCCATGTCTGTTTCGACCTTACCGTCTGAGCGTGAAGCTACGAAGTCTGCGACATGTGCTTCAGTGGTCTTGGCATGGAAGTCCTCGTTAGAGAGGCTGTTCACATACTTGAGGAGCTCTGGTTCGAGTTCCTTTGCATGCTCCTTGTCTGCGGCTTTGAGGTGCTTTCGCCAGGTAGGGTCAATCTTGGCGAGGTTTGTGTTCTCTGGAACAGCCTTCTTGGCTCTAGGCTTCTTCTCCTTGGCAGGAGCCGCAGGAGCTTCTACGACTACTGGTTCAGCCTTTGCAGCTGCGTTGGCTGCCTTCTTAGCCTTCATTGCTGCTTTGGCTTCCTCAGTCATGGGTCCACGCTTCTTGGTAGGTGTAGGTGCTTCAACAGGTGCTTCGACAGGAACAGGGACGACTGGAACAGGTGTTTCAGCCTTTGCAGCTGCGTTGGCTGCCTTCTTAGCCTTCATTGCGGCTTTGGCTTCCTCAGTCATTGGACCACGCTTCTTGGTGGGTGTAGGTGCTTCAGTAGGCACGACTGGAACAGTAATGTGAGTGGTTTCGACTTCGGCTTCGGGGAACATTTCGTTCATCAAGAGTTGGATGAACTGGTCGCGAGACTCGTTTGCGGTCTTGGCGTCTGGGTGGTTGAGAAGAGGGTTCTCTTCGGAGACCTTGATGATTGCTGAGATGATGAGTTGCTTGAGAGACATTTTAGAGTGTGAGAGTGTTCTGTGTGGGGGAGGGGGAGGTTAGTATGTCTGAACAACACAAATCCGTTTTTAAAACTTGGCAAAAGGAAACTGAAGGGAGACCCAAAATGGCCCAAAAAATCCCGAACTTTTTTGACCCAAGAGGAATCCTATGGACCAACTTTCAAAAACGGATTCATTTGAGTCAGCCAAAGCTATCTCCATGGCTACTAAAACCATATACCGGATGGCACCCGCAAAGGCCCGTGTTGGAGTCGACTCACGTAAAAGGGTGAACTCTGTGGTACCTCGAGGGGTATCCAGGGGAGACAATCTGTCTGTGGAGAAAATCACAAGCTTAGGGCATTCCGCCGTTATTAACTGGAATACAGACTCTCGCTCATGGGGAGACATCATGATGAACTACACACCTACACAGGTTGAAGTTACTCAGAAGGAGATGGTGGAGTTGGATGCGCAGTTCAAAGTCTACTGCGATATGGTTGCCGAGCCATGGAAATACGGTGATGGAATCGAAGAATGGATTGCGCTTGATACGAAGCTTCGTAACAGCCGCAAGGCATGGAGAGTAGAATCCTTCTGGTCCGAGAAGGCAGAGCAAGAAGCACGTGAACTTGCTGAGGCTCAAGCAGTCTGGAGACAAGCATTCACTTCGATTGCAGCCGAGTGTGCATACCGTGCTGCACGACAAGGAATATGGAAGGACATTCACCGTATCCAAGTCTCAGTCAACAACTACGCAAACTTCTGCAAAGAAGTTCACACTGAACGAGCTAAATGCTGCTACTGCTCAGCATCGTGTGATAGCAACTTCTGCAACGTCGAATGCCGTGTTCTCTTCGACCGAGAATGCTGGTAACTCTTCAAAACGGAAAATGACGGTGCTGTCATTTTTCCATGTATTCACAATGCATAATATCCACAACGCAGTAGACGATATGATTCAGGACATGGACCTTCAAGGTCATTATAAAGGAGAAATTATCGAGGATGGTAATGCTTACGTCGTTGCAGTGACTGCATGTATCAACCCACAGAAACAAGTTGCCTTTAGGGTCGCTCTCGAGAATGAGCGAGTACGTGTTCGAATCGTTCACCAAAGTCAAATC